AGAGCTTCTATGTTGTGGCTGAAGACAATGTACCAGTAAAGAGAAAGCGCGGTCGTCCCCGTAAGTCGGAGATAGAGAAACCGAAGAACCGTCCCGTTGGTAGACCCAAGGGTGACCATTCGGCTATGGCAGAGATGAAGCAGAGATTCCTCGCGAGGAGGGATACGAACGCTGTGATAGAGTCTATCTTCCGAGCCGCACAGGATGACGACCATAAGAACCAATCTGCTGCGTGGAAGCTTATCGTAGATCGCATCTTGCCTATTAGCTCGTTTGATAAAGACAAGCTAGGCGGCAAGCCTACGGTCAATATAACCATCTCAGGTGTCACTGATACGATCGTACAGCCTGAAGCAATAGACGGAGAGGTGATCGATTATGAGTGACCCACTAAACCAAGTCCTCGGGATAGAGGCAAGGAAGAGAAAACTAAACAGCCAAGACCTTAGCAACCTCAAAAGCTTTATGAACAATGTCGGCGAGATAGAAAGCAACAACATCCCCGACAGATACCAGAATGACAGCGAAGATTCTGCGGGCAGAGGGAAGTACCAATTTGAAAACGACAAAGGCAGCAATGCAGCCAGAACAGCAGCTAACCGCCTCGCGCAATGGGAAAAGGCTAATGGAGCTCTAGACATCCCGTCAAACGAGCGGGAAGAGCTATCTAAACCTAGCCCTAACTTTGCGGCCTTAAGCGAGCCTGTGCAAGATGCGCTGTTTCTGGTTAACATGAGCATAGCCCCTAAAGTCCCGTTTAGTGACATAGCTAGAGGCAACATCCCACAGAAAGAAGCATGGATCAAATACCATTGGGCAGGTAGCCCAGAGGAAGCTCCAAAGAAAGAGCGGATGTGGGATATGCGACAAATGCAAAACAAAGCGAAAGAAGCAAAAACATTCATTAGTTCTTTATTTTAAAGGAAAAAATTATGCCCAATGTAAACGGAACGAAATACCCCTACACCCCTGCGGGAATGACAGCAGCTAAGAAAGCCAAGAAGAAGATGGCAACCAAAGCCCCTGCCCGTACTACTCGCGCTACTCGGAAGAAATAACATGGGTCTCTACAGCAATATAAACGCGAAGAAGAAGCGGATTGCAGCAGGTAGCGGCGAGACCATGAGAAAGGTCGGCAGTAAAGGCGCGCCTACAGCCAAAGCATTTAAACAAGCCAAGAAGACCGCGAAGAAAAAATGAACCTAGACATTAGTCTTTTGGAGTGGCAGAAAGAAGTTTGGAACGACCCTACGCGTTTCAAAGTAGTTGCTGCGGGTCGCAGGACGGGTAAATCTCGTCTTGCGGCTTATCTTTTAATTGTCAACGCTCTAAGGTCAGACAAGGGTCAGGTGTTCTATGTAGCCCCCACGCAAGGCCAAGCACGAGATATTATGTGGAATCTCCTATTGGAGATAGGCCAACCCGTTATTGAGAACTCCCATGTCAACAACATGCAGGTTCGGTTGATAAACGGCACAACTATTAGCTTGAAGGGTGCAGACAGACCTGAGACAATGCGCGGCGTAAGTCTCAAGTTTCTAGTCTTGGACGAATACGCAGACATGAAGCCCGATGTATGGGAATTAATCTTACGACCTGCGTTAACAGACTTGAAGGGCGATGCCTTATTTATCGGGACACCAATGGGTAGAAATCATTTTTATGAACTCTACAAGCAAGCCAGTTTAGGCGAAGATCCCACATATAAAGCATGGCACTACACAAGCTACGATAACGACTTACTAGACAAAGAAGAGATAGATGCAGCAAAGAAATCCATGTCTTCCTTCGCGTTTCGTCAAGAGTTTATGGCGTCTTTCGAGGCGCGCGGCTCTGAGATGTTTAAAGAAGAGTGGGTTAGGTTCGATGACGAAGAGCCAGATACTGGCGATTACTACGTTGCAATTGACCTCGCGGGCTTTGAAGAAGTCGGCAAAGCAAAATCTAAAAATAAAAAGCTTGACAACACCGCTATTGCCATTGTAAAGGTAGGCGAGTATGGTTGGTGGGTAAAAGATATCGTGTGTGGTAGGTGGGAGCTAAATGCTACCGCTGAAAAGATATTTCAGATAGTCAGAGACTACCAACCAATTTCGGTTGGCATAGAGAAGGGTATTGCCCGACAGGCGGTTATGTCGCCTCTCACCGACTTGATGAAGAAGTATCAGAACTTCTTTCGCGTTGAGGAGCTTACTCACGG